ATGGTACTAGTAGTGACGGTATATCGGCATCATCAAATGGCACAGAACCAGATGGGTATGATACAAATAATTTTACTTTAAATTCAAAAACTGGATTTGGAAAAAATGGACTAAATGAGTTTGGTTTACTGTATTCTATTAAAGAAAATGATTCTCAGTTAGATTCAAGTACCGGTGATGATCTAGACTATACTGCAAATAGTAAATTTGAAATTTTACAATCTAATGTAAAGATTAAAAATGATTTAGGACACAGCAGTTTTGTTATATCTACTAACAACTACGATAGAACTTATGTTAATGGAAATGAAATAGATACGTACAAATCAGACAGTACGACTTTTATTGGAACAAATACATTTATGTTTGATTCATTTGATATAACACCTGGAATTGAATATGAAACATACAGCGGTAAGTTTGATAACAATGGATTTTATCAATCAGAAGTTGATAAAAATTCTTCTACAGTAGGATATTTTATTAACAGTAACATAGAAATGTCTGACAGACTAATTTTATCTACTGGTATACGAAACGATAATCCTAAAGATTTTTCACAATACAATACATATAGAATTGGGTCGTCATATGCTTTAACTGAACAATTAAAATTTAAAATTAATAATTCTACAGCAGTTAAAACACCTACACTTTATGAGCTATATGGTTCTGATAACTATGGGTATTCTGGTAATCCTAATTTAAATCCAGAAGAGTCAACAACAACCGATGTTGGAATTTCGTACAACGATAATAGCACAAACATTGACCTTGTATATTTTACAACAGATCTTAAAAATGCTATGATCTATCAGTCAAACACTTTTATAAATGACACTAGTAAATCAAATAGGCACGGAGTAGAATTAAACTTGTCACATCAAATTAGCAATAATTTAAAAACTTATTCTGCAACAACATTTACAATAGCACAAGACAGTAATAGTAATGAATTATCTAGAAGACCAAAATGGAATAATTTTTCTGGAATTGAATATCAGCACAACCAATTTACTAATATTTTAGAATTAGATTATAGAGGTAGTCATTTAGATATTGATAGTAGTACCTATGCTACTATTAAAAAACCATCTATATCGTTGACAAACTTTCATTCTACATATAAAATAGATGATAGTAAAACAATAAGTTTAAGTGTAAAAAACATATTTGATAAAAATTATGAAAGTCCAGATGGATATTCACAACCTGGTAGAAATTGGATGCTTACATTTAAAAAAAACTTTTAAAAATAGGCTAAAAAAGACTTGACTTTTATCAAAATTATAAATATAATAGTAGATAATGTTAAGAAGACATTATTTAATAGGCTAATATAGGCAAACATAGGCAAACATAGGAGGCAAAAATATGGCATCATTAGCAGACATTAGAGCCAAGTTGGCAGAACAAGAAAAGAAAACATCAGCCAGCACTGGACTCGCATCAGACAACGCAATTTTTCCATTCTGGAATATTGCAGAAGGCACAACTTCAACAATAAGATTCTTACCAGACGGTGATTCAAACAACACATTTTTCTGGCAAGAAAGAGCAATGATAAAACTACCATTTCCTGGTATTAAAGGTGCTCATGACACTAAACCTACAATCGTTCAAATTCCATGTATGGAAATGTTCAATGAACCTTGTCCAATTTTATCTGAAGTAAGAACTTGGTTTAAAGACCCAAGTCTTGAAGATATGGGTAGAAAATACTGGAAAAAACGTTCTTATATTTTTCAAGGTTTTGTTGTAAATTCTACTCTTGAAGAAGATACAACACCAGAAAATCCAATTAGACGTTTTGTAATTAATCCATCAATATTTAATATTATTAGATCGGCGTTAATGAATCCAGATATGGAAGATCTACCAACTGACAATGAAAATGGCAGAGACTTCAAATTAACCAAAACTCAAAAAGGTGGTTATGCTGATTACTCAACATCAACATGGTCGTTTAAGGCAAGAAGCCTTTCAGAAACTGAAAGAGCCGCTATTGAAAAATTTGGATTGCATAATCTTAGTGATTATATGCCGAAGAAACCTTCAGCTGATGAAGTTGCAATTATGCAAGAACTTTTTAGAGCATCAGTAGATGGAGAATTATATGATCCAGAACGTTTTGCTCAATACTATAAACCAACTGGTTTTAGTGTTGCAAGTTCAACATCATCGTCATCGTCGACAGCATCAACTGTAGCATCAACGGTTGCTTCAACTGTAACTACACCAGAACCAACTGTTGCACCGCAAACTCAACAACCAGCAGTAGCACAGACTACAGCCCCAGTTGAGTCAGCGCCAGCATCAGTAACACCAGAGCCAGTAGTAGCACAAGTTACTAATGAACCGGCTCCGGCAACTAATAATAGTGGTTCAGCTGATGATATTCTGGCAATGATCAGAGCTAGACAATCAAGCAAATAAATGTTAAAACTATTAGTAGTGCATTTTATATGCACTACTAATTTAACACAAGGAGTTCAGTATGGTAAGACCGTTTGACGTAAGTAAATTTAGAACAAGTTTAACAAAAAATATTCAAGGTATTTCAGTTGGGTTTGAATCAGATCCAAACACATGGGTTTCCACTGGAAATTACTGTTTAAATTATCTTATTAGTGGTGACTTTAATAAAGGTATACCGCTTGGTAGGGTAACAATGTTAGCAGGTGAATCTGGATCAGGCAAAAGTTTGATTGCATCTGGTAACTTAATTAAAAATGCACAAGAACAAGGAATTTTTTGTGTAGCATTAGATTCAGAAAATGCTCTACATGAAGATTGGTTACAAGCACTTGGTGTTGATACATCACCTGAAAAATTATTGAGAATTAATGTTGCAATGGTTGACGATGTAGCAAAAATTATCAGTGAATTTATCACAAACTACAGCAAGGAATATGATAGTAAAGATGAGTCTGAAAGACCAAAGATTCTTTTTGTTATTGACAGTTTAGGTATGTTGCTTACTCCAACTGATAGAGATCAGTTTGAAAAAGGTGATATGAAAGGTGACATGGGTCGTAAGCCTAAGCAGTTAACAGCACTTATTAGAAACTGTGTTAATATGTTTGGTGCTTATAATGTAGGATTAGTAGCAACTAATCACACTTATGCATCACAAGATATGTTTGATCCGGATGATAAAATTAGTGGCGGTCAAGGATTTGTGTATGCAAGTTCGGTAGTGATTGCTATGAAAAAACTTAAACTAAAAGAGGATGACGACGGTAATAAGATTTCTGATGTAACAGGAATTAGAGCGGCCATTAAAGTAATGAAAACACGATTCAATAAACCTTTTGAATCAGTACAAGTTAAAATTCCATATGAAAAAGGTATGGATCCTTATAGTGGACTTATTGATCTATTTGAGAAAAAAGGTCTTCTTGTAAAAGATGGTAACAGATTGAAGTACATTGACAAAGATGGCAATGAGCATAAACATTATCGTAAACAATGGACCGGAGAGTTAATGGACATGGTTATGAAAGAGTTTGTTGAACTCCCGCCAACTAATATCAATAAAGAAGTTGAGGAAGCGGAAAATGATAACTAATTCAGAAATAGCAATGTTGATTGAGTTCTGGAATAAAATAAGTAATTATATTCCAGCTAAAGATAAAAGTGATGCCGCAGTTTCATTTGTAGCTATGCTTGATGATTTTGGTATTGATGAGCAAAGTATTAATGAATTAAAAGAAAATGATGAGTATCTTGATTCAGCATTTACTGAATACTATCAAGAAGAAGATGATGAAGAAGATAATTCTTGGTATAACGATGATAATGAGGGTTGGTAATGATAAAGTGGTACAGAGTTGTATCTGCAGATTTATCAAAGCTACCTGATTGTATTGATTTCTATGAACAGCAGTTAGAAGAAGCAAGAATTGAATGCGGAATGAAAGGCAACATTGAACTCAATTCTTCTAGAATACCTGGAATAGTAGAACATCGATTTAATCAATTACAAGAAATAGAATCAATATTAGAGTTTCTTAACATACAATTACGTAAAACACGAAGTATCAAATATAAGCAATATCTTGAAAATTATCAAAGAGCCTTAACTAGTAGAGATGTTGAAAAATATATTGACGGGGAAGATGAAGTAGTTAGTATGAACCATCTAGTAAACGAGTTTGCTTTATTAAGAAACAAATATCTTGGATTAATGAAAGCACTTGATAGTAAGCAATTCCAAATTAATAATATAGTAAAACTTAGAGTAGCTGGCCTAGATGATGCAGAATTATTTGCGAAAGGTTAGAATATTTGCTATACTATGAGTACAAAAAAATGGATATTTTTAATAGTAATATTTTTAATTGTAATAGTATTTCCTAGTTTTAATTATGATGTGAATGATGAAGATGTGGCAGTAGCAAAAGATAAAGAAATTAAACAAGAAAATATTTCTATTGTTTTTGGTAAAGTTGATAATAATGAAGATTTTGTTAAATTTATATCTTTTTGTATTGATAAAATTCCAGAATCACACAACTTAGAAACTTATATCCCATTAGATTTAGTAATAGCACAGGCAATTCATGAATCAGCATGGGGAAATTCAAGATTTGCGAAAGAAGGTAATAATTTATTTGGAATTAGAACTTGGGATAATAAAAGAAAACAATTAAAACCTTTAGAAGTTCCTAATGCTGTTTGGGGAATTATTGTTTTTGACAAGCAATGCGATTCTGTAGAATACTATTATAAATTAATTAATAACCATAATGCATATATAAATTTTAGAGAAACTAGAAGAATTATGATAGAAAATAGTCAAAAATTAGATGGTCTAGTATTAGCAACTTTTCTATCAATGTTTAGCGAGTTAGGTCATGAATATACTGATAGACTAAAAGAAACAATAATTGAATTAAGAAAAGATTATCCATGGCTACAGCAATATTAAAAATTAAAGACGAAGTCAATGTTAAATTTGAAGGACTAGATGTTTCTACTAGACGTAAAATTTCTGACAAGTTGAAATTTTTTGTACCATATGCATATCATCTTCCTGCATATAAACTAGGAAGATGGGACGGCCATGTAAGATTTTGTGATATAGGCGGACGCACTTATTTAAATTTATTAGATCAGATATTGCCAATTATTGAAAGCAACGGATACAATATTCAAATTGAAGACGATAGACAAGACTTTGATTTTAATTTTGAACAGGTCACTGAAGATTATTTTTCTCATATAGTTTGGCCAAAAGGACATACACATGAAGGACAACCTATTAAATTAAGAGATTATCAAGTGCAAGTTATTAATGACTTTATTGCTAACCCGCAAAGTTTACAAGAAATTGCAACAGGTGCCGGAAAAACAATTATTACTGCCGCACTATCTAAAATGTGCGAACAGTTTGGTAGAACAATAGTCATTGTGCCTAATAAAAGTTTAGTAACACAAACAGAAGAAGATTATAAAAATGTTGGATTAGATGTTGGTGTATACTTTGGAGAAAGAAAAGAATTAGGTCATACACACACTATTTGTACATGGCAAAGTCTTAATATTTTAAACAAAAATAGTAAAAAAGATGAAGCAGAGTTTCCAATTGATGAATTTATTGATAATGTAAACTGTGTGATTGTTGATGAAGTACATATGGCAAAAGCAGATGTACTAAAATCTTTATTAACTGGTCCTTTTTCAAATATACCAATTCGCTGGGGGTTGACAGGTACAGTACCAAAAGAAGAATATGAAAAAATAAGTTTAATCTGTTCTTTAGGAACAGTAATTAATCAACTTTCTGCAAGTGAATTACAAAGTAAAGGCGTATTAGCAAATTGTCATGTTAATATAATACAAACACAAGATTTAAATTCTTTTAGAACTTATCAAGAAGAAGTGTCGCACTTAACAACTAATTTAGAAAGACTCAAATTTTTAAGTAATCTAATTAACGAAGTCAGATCAGGAGGTAACACATTGATTTTAATTGATCGTATTAAGTCAGGAGAACTATTGCAAGAACTTATTCCAGACTCGGTGTTTATACAAGGTAAAACAAAAACAGAAGATAGAGAAGAAGAATATGGTGAAATTGCTACAGAACAACACAAAGTTTTAATTGCAACGTATGGTATTGCGGCTGTGGGTATCAATATACCCAGAATATTTAATTTGGTGCTTGTAGAACCCGGAAAAAGCTTCGTAAGGGTAATACAAAGCATTGGTAGAGGTATACGTAAAGCTCAAGATAAAGATCATGTACAAATTTGGGATATAACTTCGGCTTGTAAATTTTCAAAAAGACACTTAACGGCAAGAAAAAAGTTTTACAAAGAAGCAAATTATCCGTATACTATAAACAAGGTAAACATATGAAAATTTTAACAACATATAATCAAAGTTATAATTTAAACAAAGTACCAGAACTTGTAGATGATTTACAATACTGTGTGCTTGATACTACAAATAAAAAGAATATGGATTTCTTTTTTATTCCTTTAATTTTTTTAGAGTCGTTTAATGCACCAAGCATGATTCTTGAAATTGGAGAACATTCAGTTCAAATGCCAATTGATTGGAGTATTATGATTATTGAAAAAGAGTTAGGTATTTGCGAAATGGTTCCGTTAACAAGTTTAAATGATAGAGGTTTTGAAGTTTTTACGTCTAACCCATTGTCAGAATATATGATTAGATCAGCTGAACCTAAAGTTGTAAATGTATTTCAAGATGTAAAATGGTATATGCCAAAATTAAAACATGGACATATTCTTGCAGTTCCTTTACATGATAAGCCAGAACCACCGTGTGTGTATTTTGCAAAAGATATAAATCAAATACCAGATGAACTTTTAGTTGGAGATTTCTTTTAATGTCAAAGTTAAATCTTAATACAATGTTATACAATATTGATATTGGAAACATGGAATGGTATGAAAGTTTGTCTGACGAGGAGAAAAAATCTTTTTCTCCTTATGTTTCTATGAGATTTGCATCAAGTGTAAAAGGAATAAAAAGTCTTCAATTAGAATATATTGAAAATGTTAATGAATTTTGCAATAAAGATTTTTCATTACTACAAAAACATGATGGTGATAGTAAATTATTTTGGAAATTATTAGCACTATGCGGTGTTGGAAAAAAAATGTTTCATCCATGGATCAAAGCACCTAAAGGCAAAGGCAAAAAAACTAAAATGATGGAATTTTTAGATACAGTGTATCCTAATTATAAATCTGATGAAAAAGAAAT